AAGAATGAGAATTAAAAATGAAGAGGTTATATTTGAAGACGATCTTAGAGCAGATATATTAAGAATGTTTCCTCATGGAAAAGGCGATAACAATAGCGGAGCAATAGAGATTTGGGATGTTCCTGCAAAGATACAAGGTGAAGTCCCCGAGAATTTATACATAGTAGGTGTTGATCCGTATGATCAAGATTCTAGTGAAACTTCTAGTTTAGGAAGTGCTTTTGTAATGAATGTATTAACAGGTATGCTAGTAGCAGAATATACAGGCAGACCCGAAACATCTGATATATTTTATGAACAAGTATTATATTTGACAATGTATTATAATGCTACTGTTAATTTTGAAAATAACTTACTTGGATTAAAATGGTATTTTGAGAAAAAAGGTAAAATAGGATTATTGGAGCCTGCTCCAGAAGCAGTAAAGAAAATGTCTAAAGTTGCAAATGACAGGGAAGTAGGAACTCCAGGAACTACTATGATAAATAAATATGGGAGGGATTTAATTAAAGTATGGTTGTTGAGTAAAATATTCAATGATGAAGTAGTTCAGCAAGTAGATGTTATTAATTCAGTTACATTATTACAAGAATTAAGTTCATGGGATAATAAAGGTAACTTTGATAGAGTCAGTGCACTTGGTATGTTAATGATTTTATATGAATCTAAAAAAGGAATAACTGGAATAGAAGGTTATAAAGTAGATGATGAATATGATCCCGCTTTTGACCCTTATTGGGAAGAGTTAGCAGGAGAATATAAACCTACTTTCGATGAAGAGGACTTGGTTCTTAGGTACTAATTTTATACTTTTGCCGCATGAACAGTTTACCTATTCAAAAAGTGTCTTCTAGTCAGAAGACTAAGCAATGGTTTAAGGACTGTGCGTTGGCGTGTGTATCTTTATCATTTAGTGAAAGTAATGATATTTCACTTAGTGCTACGGATAAGCAAACTAATCTTAATCTGTATGACGGAAAGATAGATGTCAAAGAATTAAAATCTCATTTTGATACTATGAAGTTATTTGATAAAGATTATGTACCTAGTTTTAAGAATTTCGCTGTAGTAAGAGATAAAATAGATTTGATTTATGGAGAATATCTAGAAAGAAATGAAGAATATGGGGTTGCTGTAACAGATGCTAATTCATTGTCTATTAAGACAGAAGAGAGAAGGCAGAAAGCTGCTGAAACCTTGCAAGAAGCTTTAAACGGAAAGATTAAAGATGAAGAAGAACTTAGATTAAAGATCAGAGGATTAAGATCCGACAGATATATTTCTACTATTGAAAAGGCAGCTAATAAATTATTAAATATTGTTAAAAAAACTAATAATATACCTAATTTAAAAGCTGAAGGATATAGAGAAGCATTGATATTAGCGCAAGCTATATTTTTTGTCGGTGTGAGAAATGATAATGTGTTTGTAAGAAAATGTAATCCTCTTAATACTTATACTGTAAGATCCGGAATGAGCAACGATGTAAAGGATGCCGAAATAATATCGGAAGTAAGATATCTACCTATAGGTAAGATAGTGGATGAGTATGGAGAATATATTGAAAGTACTAGTCAATTTAATAAACTTGTTAATGGAGATGATACTGGATTAGGAGATAACAGTGGGTTAAGTAGAGCAGATTTTAATTTGTTCCATCAAGTAGTTGGGGGAGAACAAGCTATAGAGTTTATGAAAGTTGGTGATACTAATACACACGGTTCGTTAGTAGATTCTAATGGAAATATACGAGTAGTAGATACTACATGGGCAGGATTTAGAAAAATAATTAAAAGGAAGTATTATGATGAATTCGGGGAAACACGTTATGATTATGTAAGCGAACATTACACAGCTGATAAAGAAAAAGGTGAAGAACTTACAGTAAGGTATGTAAAAGAATGGCATGAAGCTACTGTTATAGGTGGTGATTTTGTTATTAAATACGGTATTAAAGAGCCTAGGATAGCATCTCCTAATAATCCTTTTGAGAGTTATTCTGGTTATGTTGGTGGGTACTTTAATGTAGTAAATAATAAAGCAGTTTCAATGGTTTCATTGATGGCTCCTTATATTTACTTAATTAATTTACTATATGCAAGAGCTGAAGATATATTAAGTAAGAATTTTGGTAAGATTATTGAATTGGATTTACATAATATACCAGAAGGTTGGGATGTTAAAAAGGTATTAAGATACATGAAACTTCATGGAGTAAGAGTTAAAGATAGTTTCAAGGCAGGTAGTAAAGGTATGGCTCAAAATAAATTAGCTGGTATGTACAATTCTTCTACTAAACCATTAGATATGGAAGTAGGTGGAAGTATAGTTTATATATTGCAAATGATTGATAAAACTGAAGGGCAGATAGCTAAAATAACGGGTATTACTCCACAAAGAATGGGTTCTATCAGTAACAGAGAATTAGTAGGTAACGTAGAAAGAAGTCAAATTCAAAGTAGTCATATTACAGAGTATTGGTTTAATAGATACGAACAAATAGAATTAGATTTGAATTATCTTATACTCAATACTGCTAAACAGTTGGTTAAGAAAGGTGTCGTATTTCAATCAATACTTGATGATTATTCATATGCTGTGTTTAATGAAGCAACTGAAGATTTTAATAATGCAAGTTTGGATTTGTTTCCGGTCAATAGCAGGAAATTCAAGAAATTATCCAATATATTAGAAGAGTCTGTTGTTCAGGGATTAGCTAATGGTCAAGTTAATTATACTGAATTAATTAAAATGTTTAGAGCTAATAATAGTTTTGATCTTATAGTTGAGGCACAGAAAATGCAAGATGAAAAGGATAGGAAAATTAAAGATGCAGCAGAACAAGAGTCAAAAGGTAAAATAGAACAAATAGCTGCACAGACTAAACAGCAATCAGATTTAGTAACACTTAAAGGAAATATAGATTTACAGTTAGAACAAATTAGATCTGATAATAAACTTCAATTACGTATGTTAGAATTAGACGCTTCTGATTTTAGAGATGATAAAGATATGAAAAGAGATGAAAATGCTAATGGAATTAAAGATGATATTGAATTGGAGAAAGAAAAAATGAAATCTGACATGAAACAAAAAGAACTCGATATTAAGATAGAACAAATGAGAATAGATCAAGGATTAAAACTAAGAGAGTTGGCTATTAAAGAACGTGAAATAAATTCTCGACCGAGAAATTAACGAATTTCGTCTTTTTTCGGTTTTGAAAAGCTTAAAAAAGCCTTTTTTATGCTTTTTACTGATTTCGATATACGTTTCTTTATTATAGTAAATAAATTAAAAAACATTGTTTAAAAACGATATAACAGATTAAAATGGATATTAATGATTTTATAGTAAAAGATGATATAGATACAGGATTAGCTTCGAATGAAGCAGTTGTTGTAGATATAGAAGAAAAAGAAGTAATAGAAAAACCTATTATAGTTGAACCTGTGAAAGGAGTTCCCGAAGAAAAAGAAACAGGTGTAGTAATTGAAGAAGAAAAAGAAAAGATTATTAACTATGCTAAAATGATGGCAGAAATATTAGCCGAAAATAAAGTATTGGACTCTGTAGAAGGAATTGAAACTTTTGATGATATAGTAAATATATTTAATGCAAAAGATGAAGAAATCATAGATAATTATAAGAATTCTCTTAGTCCTGAAATAGTTAAATTAATTGAAGTTAGTAGTAAAGGTGTAGTGGTAGATAGAGTAATGGATTCTATATTATCAATTGCAGAAATAGAAAGTATTAAAACTAAAGGAGATACCGAGAGTTTTAAGAAGATATTTATGCAGAGTCTTAAAGAAGACGGTTATTCTGAAGATTATATAAAATCTAGATTAGAGACTGCAGAAGATACAGGTACTCTTAAATTAGAGGGTATGACAGCTGCTGATAGACTTCTTTATAGAAGGAATGAAACTATAAGGAAAGAAGAAGAGAATTCAAAAGTAGAAAGACAAAAGCAACAAGAGTATTATAATAAATGGATGCAAGATACTGAAACTGCTATCAATACTATTTTAACGGATAGGTACAATATCAATAAAAATACCCAGAAAGAAGTATTAAAAAGTGTTTTAGAACCTGTAGAAATAGTAAAACAAGGCGGTTATGATAGACCTGTTTCATTTTTAGAGAAAGCTATAAGTATAGATGAAACTTTGATAGCCGAAATTAATTATTTAATAATGACAAATAAGATAGGAGCAAAAGCTAAGGAAAATATTATTAAAGCAAGTACAAGTAAAGGAATTGATGCTTTTGAGAAAGCAATCAAAGATGCTACTATCCCTAAAGGAGAAGTAGATGTTGATAGGACACGGCTTATGTCTAACTTTAAATTAAAATTATAACAATGAGTTACAACACTAATGGAATTTTATTCAGACCGGAGCCAATGTGGTCTGGTATGACAACTAAAAACAATCTCTTAAAAATAAGAGCTATTGACACTGTTTGGGGAGATGATACTATGACTTACTTGCATTCTATTAATACTTCTGGTATTGCTTTAGAATCGTATCTTAAGTCTGTATTAGGTGGAAGTATTGGTATCAAAGATACCGATGATCCTATTAATTACAGAATTTATGGTGAGATGAAAGGTAATACTAAGTTAGTATCATATAGAGCTGATGATATGAATAGAGCTGGATTAAATAAGTCTAGATTTTTTATGACATTTACTGACCCGTTGTTTAGTGAAGTTCATGAAATTGTAGGTATGAATGATAGATACAGAGTTAAAGTTATTGACGGTCCAGTTCAAGAAGGTACTAATTACACATATGAATGTGAGGCATTTGGTCCTTTAGATAAATTTATACCTGCAAGTGAATTAGCTTATGGTACACTTTGGAGCAGAGATGGAGCTTCAGTTCCTATGACTCGTTCAATGAAAGGTGCTAAAGCAAGTTACACTTCTCCTTATGCTATAACTTTTGGCTGGAGTTCAACAAGAACTGAAAGAGAATCTGGCGGTGATATGGCTAATAGACCGGTAGCTTTTGCATGGAAAGATGAAAAAGGTAGAACATTAACTACTTGGGAACATTATGACTCTTGGGTAAATGATTTACATTTTAAAGAGTTGAAAAACAAAACTATCCTCTGGGGTAGAGATAATATGAATGCTCAAGGTGGATATGACGATAAAGATAGACATTCAGGAGAAGACGTAGTACAAGGTCCTGGATTAGTTCAACAAATGGAAAGAGCTAATCTTAACTATTATAATGATTTTGATATTGATGAGTTTTCAGACCACATAATGAGATTAAGAGTTGGTAAAAATCAAACAGATAAAACTCATTATGTAGTAAGTACCGGTGCTTACGGATTACTTCAAGTTCATAATGCTCTTTCTATTAAAGCTAGAGGATGGGAGAGAGTTGATAATAATGAAATCTTTGGTGATAGAGAGAATTTAGGATTTGGTAATAGCTTTAGAAGATATATGCACCCTTCAGGATTTTATGTAGATTTTAGATTAGAACCTATGTTAGATGATGAATACAGAACTCCTGTACGTCATCCTAAACAAGGTATGGCTAGAAGTTATGAGTATCATATCATGGACTTAGGTCAAACATCTGGTGTTGATAATATTAAATTAAATTATGTAAAATCAGCACAAGATATTACCGGTATATTGAAAGGTATGAGAGATCCTTACACACCTATGGGAAGCGAAGTTGTAAAAGATGTAGCTACACTTAAAGATGGTTGGGTAGAATCAAGAATGTCTCAATTTATGGTTGTTCTTAAGAATCCTAATAATACAATGATTTATCGTTGTAATGTTCAAGATAATACTATCTAAATAAATTAATATATGCCAGAAAGCTGCTTAAAAGATGAAATCATAATTGTAAGGTTAGTAGAAGAAAATCATTCAATGCACATACCAAAAGGTAAGAATGGGCATTTAAAGTTTGAAGGTTCTTTTACAAATTATGACGTGCCGTTAACTAAACACGGTACTCTTGCTGATGTACTAACAAAAAATGAAAGGGAATTTTTGGAAGGTTTCTTAGATAGTTCAAGACCTAAGGGTTGGATGTCTGTATATGTTCAAGATGCTCAAAATGTTTGGAAAGGGAGAAACAGATATAAAGTTGAATTAGGTTTAGAAGGTATTGATTTAGATATGAATAATCCTATGGATTTCATTAAACATGCAATACTTAAAGCTAATACTAATGATATTGCCCCTAGCTATGATAAAAGAAATGACAGACAATATATTTACTATATGGAAAATAAAAAGAAAGAAGATGAAGGTAAGGTTGCTTTAATAGATGTTAAGATTAAAGCTAGTAATTTATTTGCTGAAATATCTAAATCTAAAGCTAAAACTATAAATGTTTTAATGGTAGTATTCAGAGGAGATATAAATAAAGTTCCAAATGAAATGACTGAAAATACTGCTAAGGCTACATTATTTAATTATGTAGATACTAATCCAGTTGCCTTTATTGATGCAGTGGAGGATATTGATTATTCAGCTAAAGCTATGTTATATAAAGCAATGAGAAGAGGAGTTATTAACAGAAGTGGTTTTGATTATAACTTAGGTATGGGCGATGGAAGATTAATAGGTAAAGGCATGTTGGAAACTCTAGATTACATTAAGAGTCTTAGCACAGATAACAACAAGCAGGATGAATTTATTAAATTCAAAGCTGCACTAAAAGAATAAATAAATATGGATGCTAATACGATGGGTGCGGAGTTACTAAGACGCTTAGGCTCTAGTAACTACAATCTCATCAATTTTGACGATAGAGAGAAGTCCGCATTATTGAATGAAGCTATGGATGAATTTATAATGGAGAGGTATATCGCTGATATGAATGTGAAGAAAAAGGGATTTGAAGCTGATATAAAAAGAAGACTTGATAGTGATGGTCTTATTACCTCGCATACAATGTTCAAACGAGTTTATGATAATGGGGATTTAGGTGACTTCTTACTTGGTACTGAAGATAATGGCTGTTTAATAACTCCTGATTTGGATTATCAGTCAGTAGGAGATGAACTAGGTGTAAGTCCCAGTGTAGAAAACAAATATGGAGTATTTGTTAGAGTTCCTGATGAGTGTTTGTTTATAATTGCAGATACTTGCGGAACTAGTAAGGGTACTATGATTAAGCGTACTGTCCCTGTTGAAGTAGTTACTTATGAAGAATATTATGCTAAAATATCTAATGTATTTGAA